GGAAGAAGATCAGGCCAAACTGTGGGATAATCCTGCTGTCAAAAAAGGCCTGGAAGCAAAAGGCATCTGCATTATCAATGCCCTTGATGTAATCGATGCTGTTCTTCTTCCGGGAGAAAAAGACCGCATTATGGATATCATTGATGATGTCAATGGATTCAATAATGAAGAATTGAAGGCTGAAACTGCAAAAAACTGATTATGGCCGGTGGGAAGTCAACATTACTCCACCACATATTTCAACGCCAAGGTTTATTGCCAAGTGAAGTAATGAGTCTGCCCTCTGGAGAGAGGGCTTTTCTTTTTGCTTCAACCAGGCTATGGATCGAGGCGAATACGAAAAAGGGGTGACATGGTAAATGGGAGAAACAATTAGAATTGAGATTCCTGTATCTGTGAATGATAATACAGACCCTGGCCTATCAAATATTACGAATAAGATGAACACCCTAGCCACTGCCGCCCAGAAGGTAAATCGGATCCTGTCATCTGGATTCAAAACCAGAGGGATTGAACAAACAGCAGAGCGAGTAGATCGAACGCTTGGACGTGAGCATTCTATTGAAGTTTCAGTAGATGACAATGCCACTCCGGTTCTTTCAAGAGTCGAAGATGCGGCTGAAAGAGTAGGAGGAATATCTGCAGATATTGAGATAGGTGCAAACGACAATGCTACCGCTGAAATATCTGGTGTCGAGGATGCAGCAGCAACCCTTGACGGAGCAAGTGCTGACGTAGAACTGGGGGCAGATGATAATGCCACCGGGGTGGTAAATAGTGTTGGAGATTCACTGTCTGTTCTAAACGGAAATGAAGCGGTAGTAGAGCTTACTGCGGACGACAATGCTACGATGCAGATTATGGATGTGGAGGATGCACTGGCCGCCTTGAATGGTGAAGTGGCTGTGGCCTCAGTGGAAGCTGATGATACAGCCACGGAGATAATCCGAAGTGCCGAAGATGCAGTGACCACATTCGATGGAACTTCCGGGACAGCGGAACTGGGGGCAGATGATAATGCAAGTCCGATCATCGACGATGTGAGGGACAAAGCAAAAGCCTGGGACGGAAGCGTTTTTACGGCAACTATGAGTATAGTAGATGCTGCTACTGCTCCAATGGGAGCGGTTTTAAATGCTGCAAAGAATCCAATAGCACAGGGCGCAACATTCCTTGGAGTGAGCGCAGGACTGGCTGATACTGTGAATACATACAAAGGGTTTGAGAGTATGATGTCGCAGGTCCAGGCTATATCTGGCGCTACAGGGAAAGAGTTTGATGATCTGACCGCAAAAGCACAGGAAATGGGTGCAACTACGAAGTTTACCGCTACTGAAGCAGCTCAGGCATTTAATTACATGGCTATGGCAGGCTGGAAACCAGAGCAAATGACTGCTGGTATATCCGGTATTATGAGTCTGGCAGCAGCTTCCGGCGAAGACCTGGCAAGCACCTCGGATATTGTTACAGATGCTTTGACAGCTTTTGGACTGAAAGCAAAAGATGCCGGACATTTCTCGGATGTCCTTGCAAAGGCGTCTGCTAGTTCGAATACAAACGTAGGCATGCTAGGCGAATCATTCAAATATGTTGCGCCGGTAGCAGGAGCCATGAAATATAGCGTCGAAGATACTTCTTTGGCATTAGGGCTTATGGCTAACAGTTCAATTAAAGGAAGCATGGCCGGTACAGCTTTAAAGACGTCCCTGGCTAACATGGCAGCACCAACTAACAGCATGGCAGAGGCTATGGACAAATATGGTATTAGCCTGACCGACGGCTCGGGAAACATGAAAACACTGAAAGGTGTCATGGATAATTTGCGAAGCAGTTTAGGAGGTCTTTCTGAAACTGAACAGACAGCGGCAGCATCCACCATTTTCGGAAAAGAAGCTATGAGCGGTATGCTTGCTATCATC